AGTAGTTGAAAACAAAAAAGAAGATGCTAATGCAGGTTTTTACAATGCAATGGCAGAAAGAGTAAGAATTAAATTTAATAACTAAAAAAATAAAAAAAAATGGCAAACGTAGCAAATAAAGGAACTTTCGCAACTTATTCAGGGGCGAACCTTAACGAAATTTTTTATGAGCCAGTATTTAGAAGTGATGACATTATGCGTAACTATAGAGTTATTCCTAATGTAAAACACAAAATGAATGTGTTTACTTCTGCTGCTCTAACAAAAATAGTACAAAAATACACGGCGTGTTCAGCAACAAGTGGTTCAACTCAATTTAACATTGATGAGAAAACAATTACTGCTGGAAGAATGAGAGTTGCTCTTGAGCAATGTACTGATGAGTTTTTCGGAACTTATATTGAAGAAATGTACAGAAATGGAGTTGATGTAATGAATCTTGAAGGCACTCAATTAGCAGATGCAATTGTTAATAGAGCGGTAAAAGGTATAGCACAAGATGTAGTTAGATTAGCATGGGGAGGTGATAGTGCAACTGCTAATTACGACCAAATGTCAGGATGGATGAAATTAATGGGAGATAATGCAACTGTATTGGCTGCTAGAACTGAGATAAGTGCAGTAGCACCTACAGCACCTACAGCAGCAGAAGCACTTTCTCTTTTAAGAACTATGTATGACTCTGCACCAGCAGCATTACAACAAGTTCCTGCAGCAGACAAGAAAATATATGTATCTCCTAAGACTTATAATTCTTACTTGCAAAACTTAGAAGGAACTTCTGCAGACTTAGCAATTACTAATCAACAAGATGGTGTATTAGTAGTTAAGTTTAGAGGTGTTGAATTAGTACCTATGTACGAGTGGGATACTATTTTAGCAGACACAGACCCAGCAATGTTCCTAAGAGGTGGTGTTAATGGTACGGAAGGTGCTTGTTACTGTGCAGTTGAGAACTTAATTATAGGTTCTGATGTTACTGACCCAGAAGGCTCTTTCAAAGTATTCTATGATGATTTAGAAGAAAAAATGTTCTTCAGAGGTTACTTCAAGTTAGGTGTACAATTCTTGTACCCTTCACTTGTTCAATGGGGAATCTTCTACTAAACAATAATGTAATAACAGAGGGGAGGCTAGTCCTCCTCTCTTAATTACTTTTTAATAATTAATAAAATAATAATAAAATGGCAATAGATACTGGTATAGGGGTGGATTGTACAGCCCTACAAAGCACAGGCGGAATAAAGCAAATATGCTTAAGAAGTTTTGCTGCTGATGATGTTGTTACTTATAGTAATGCTGCAGGTAAGCATGATGTAACAAAAATCACTAGTGGGGGTGGTTCAACAGCAAATTGGTTTGTTTTTGAATTTAAAAATGAAACTGCTGCATTAACCATAAACGCAACTAAAGAAAATGGCTCAACAGCATTTGAGTGTGGTGTTAATTTTATGATACCTCAAATAAACAATTCTAGGATGCACGAATTACAAGCAATGCTTAATACTTGTATGATGGCAATAATTGTAACTACAAATGATGAAAAATTAGTTGTAGGGTTAAGTGAAAAATATGCAAATGAGGATGTTCCTTCTAAAAACCAAACTTTCTTAAATTTAGCAAGTATGGAGGGGGGTACAGGTGCTGCTTATTCTGATGAGAATGGTATAACTGTTAACTTAATGGCTAGACAATTTGAACTTCCAAGACAATATGACCCAGCAACTGGTGCAGGTCTTGTAGTTGACACATCTGCTTTAACAGCAACAACAACATAATAAATAAATATATACTAATAGGTTGGTATTTTATCGTAAAATGTTTTAAACGTAACCCTATTAATATATTTTTTTAATAATGTGTGATTGCTCAAATAATATTGTAGATTTATCACACTTAAAAATTTATACAATTATGGCAAAATATAAAGCGTTAAAAAGAGTAACAATTTATCATGGAACTAATGGTGTTATAAGAACAGCATCAGCAACGCAAGAAGAATTAGCGTATGCTTATGAAGATTTAGGGGCGACTGATTTAATAGAAAAATTATCAACTACAAAAACTAAAGATGAGCCAAAGAAAGCAAACAAGGACAAAAAGTCAGGTAAAAAATCTTCAAACAAAAAAGACTAATACTTTTGAGTTTGGTGTTTTTAATTTAGCAATACCTGAACATATTGAAGAACCACAAGACTTATCAAAGGTAAGAACTAAGTTCATTCCTTTTGGTACTAATAATTTATTCCCTCAATACTTAGCAGAATTAAAGCGTAAATCTTCTACTCATAGAAGTGTTTTGGCTCAGAAGGCAGTTTTTACAAGTGGTGCTAAGTTTGTTACGAGTAATGAAGATGTAAAAGAATATATAAAAGATGTAAATGCAGATGGAGAATCTTTAAGAGAGGTTTTCAAGAAATTAGCAGATGATTATTACACTTTTGGAAATGCTTACTTAGAAGGAGTTTTGTATGATGGTGGACTAAACCTATATCATATTGATGCAACTACTGTTAGAGCATCTAAAAACAAGAAAGAAGTGTATGTACACCCAGACTGGGCAAAGTACAACACTATGAAAGACAAGTTATCTATTATTCCTCTTTACCCAAGAGTTAGAGGTAGTAGATTTGTAGTTCAATTTAAAGATTATGAGCCTACATTCCAATTCTATGGTTTACCAGATTATGTTGCTGCATTAGAGCATATTGCAGTTGATTATGAAATTGGAAAATGGAATCACACAAAATTTAAAAATGGCTTCCAACCTTCAGCAATCGTTGAGATTAATGGAGATATGGGAGAAGAAGAAGCAAAGAAATTAGTAAGAGAAGCACAAAAGAAGTTTGTTGGAGATGGGAATAATGGCAAGATAATGTTTATCGTTAAGAATGGAGACTCAGCACAGGCTAATGTTCAGATTATAAAGGATGACCAAGAAGGTAGTTGGATAGACTTACAACGTATTACTGACCAGAATATTGTAACTGCACATAGATGGCAGCCATCATTAAGTGGTTTAGTAAGTTCTGGTAAAATGAATAATACAGGTAGTGAGATTAGAATTGCTTATGACTTAGCAATGACTACTGTAATTAAAGACACTTCTGATTTATTATTAAATGGAATTAGAACGGTTCTATATAAAGAGTTAGGTTTCTTGCCAGAGGAATTAGTTATTCATTATGAACCACCAATTAGTTTTGCTACTCAGATTGACCCTAAGCAGATACTTACTATTAACGAGCAAAGAAGAATGTTAGATGAGGATTTACCAATGCTTGAAGAGGGTAATATGTTCTTGACTGATAGAGAGCAGATTATTGTTACTAGAGATGATGATGCAGATGGTAAAGGAGATGATGATGCAGGAGATTTGCAAGTAACTGAAATTAATAGCGAAACACAAGAATAAATATGGCAAACGTAAACAAATACAATCCTTTAGTAACAGGGGCAGAAGTTATAAGTAATAGTTTTACTAATGCTAATACAGACCCTTATTTAATATCTGACAATACTATATTGCTTTCTGAGTTAGCACATCTAAAATCAGCAATAGGCAATAAGTTTTATGAAGAAATAAAAACACAACATCATGCTGGAACTTTAACTACAGCAAATCAAACCTTAATGGATGATTTCTTGGTAAGATGTTTATGTTGGTTTGTTAGATTTGAGGTTATAAATGAGGTGCAAAGCAATAGTGGTAGTGCTGGTATCGTTCATAATGTTGATGAGTTTGCTACTATTATAGACCCAGCAGAATTAAATGCTTATAAGCAAGACACTTACAGAAAGGCTGAAATATATTTAAAAGATATGTTAGATTATATGAATGATGATGACCAAAATGGTTTATATCCTACTTATGAATCTAATAAGCCTTGTAACAATAACACTTATAAGAATCATGGAATAATAATGTATGACAGTATATATTCAAGACCAACTAGAAATTATGATAGTTGGAAGAATTTCTGTCCTTGTGATGATTGTTAAAAAAAATATATAAATGGCTGCAAACGAACATAAAAATTTAAGTGATGCAAATAGGCATAATCCATTAGGATTTGAAATTGCTACTAATGAAACAGTTTTAAGTAAATCTATTGGTAGTGGCTCAACAGATACTGATGGAACTTTATCTTGGCAGTCTAAGGCTGTTATGGGCGTTTCTCAGTATAAGATGCAAGGGTATTGTGTTAGTGGGACTGCTAATTACAAATACGGAGAGGACTTGCAAGACACTAAATCTCCTTATGAAATGACAGATGATTATGGTACTAGTGTTGTTGCAGATGGTAGTTTAAACCCAAGTAATATATTTAGAATAGGTCAAGGAATTGTAGTGCCAGAAGCATCAAAAGTTGTCCTTATAAAAGGTCACTTGTCATGTAATAGTACTAATGCTGTTACTCTTGCGATTTGTAAGGGAATTCCAAATCCAAGCAGTACCAGTGCTATTGTGCCTACAGTTATTGATGAGATAATAGTTACTTCAAGTGATGGTAGTAACCAAACGCTAATGGCTATAGCAGAAACAACTATAACTGGGGCAGATATATTAGCAGGAGATATTATATTTCCAATGATTAGACAAAATGCAAGTACAGGCTCTACTATATATTTTAATGTAACAATACAAACTACAACTTTCTAATGACAACAAAAGAAGAGTTAATAGCAATGAAAAAAGACATCACAACTATAAATGATAAGATAGATAATTTAGATGGAAAATTAGATATGCTCACAGATAAACTATTAAACCCAGACACAGGGGTGACTGCTAGAGTTAATAGAAACACATCTATGAGAAAAGTTTTAGTAAAAGCAATGTGGGTTATTTATACTATAACTTTAGGGGCGATAATAAAAATATTTACAGAATAAAATAAAATAAAAAGATATGGCAACAACAGTAACTCCAGCAAATTTAACAGTAACAATAACAGAACAATACACTCTTAATAATGTTGCTTATGGAAATACAATCAATAAAACTTTCACAACGAATGGCGAGATTTATCAAAGAGTAATGGCTGTAAAACAATCTGAGTTAACCTCACTTATAGATTTTGGCACGGCAGATGGTAGAGGAACAGTAGATAAAAGTAATTACACTTATTTTAGAATAACAAATTTAGATGATACTAATTTCTTAACACTACATATCACTACAGGAGACACTTTCTTTTATAAAATAAAAGCAGGAGAAAGTATATTATTAATGGATAATGAAATGGATGCAATCGCATCAAGCACTACTTTTGGAGCATTTGCAGATATTACAAATATATCAGCACAAGCAAATACAGATGGTGTAGATGTTGAATTAATGTGTGTAACAGTATAAGATGGCTCAGAAAGCAGTTTTTAAGTTTACAGGCAATGCAAAAAAGAAGCGTAAAGGAGTTCATAGTAAAAATGCTTCTAAGGGTCAGAATGGTTATAAGAAAAAATATAAAGGTCAGGGAAGATAAAAAATTAAGATATGCCTTGTTACGAATGTGAAAATGGAAAATGGAGATTTGGTCAAACTGGCAATTGCGAGTATGATTCTAAATCTGAGTGTGAAACTGCTAATAAAGATTATTATGCAGAAGAGACTTATGATGACTATCCTCAAGCAGCAACTACCAACGCTAAGAGAGCAATAAAATATAAAGAAGAAAATGGTAGCGATTGTGGGACTGTCGTGGGCTGGACAAGAGCCAGACAATTAGCAAACAGAGAAAAGTTAAGCAGAAGCACAATAGCAAGAATGGCATCATTTAAAAGACATCAGCAGCACAAAGATGTTCCTTATGATGAAGGATGTGGTGGTATAATGTGGGATGCTTGGGGAGGAGATGCTGGTGTTGAATGGGCAATAAGAAAATTAGAACAAATAGATAAAAAAAATATGGCAAAGAAAAGAAAATATTATTCTGATGATGAGCATGACCATCACTTTCACTTCACTCAAGAAATGATGGAGACTTTACATGAGGAAGGAGAATTAGAAGTAAAAGTAGAAGAAGATGATAACGAAATGCTTATATTATTTACTTATGGTGAGCAAGAGTCAGAAGAGTACACTCCAGAAGAAGAGGAGGAAATTAAAGATAAATTTGAAGATTATTTTGATAAGGTTATTAAAAGCCTTAAAGATTCAAAATAAAATGAAATTAAAGCATTTTAAGAAATCAGAATTTGCTTGTAAATGTGGCTGTGGTAAAACTATCATTAGTGATGACTTATTGTATATGTTAGATAAGGCTAGAGAGTTTGCTAAAAAGCCATTTGTAATAACAAGTGGATATAGGTGTGAGAATCATCCAGAAAGCAAAAAAAATCCAACATCTTCTCATATAAAAGGATTAGCAGTAGACATAAAATGTACTGACAGTAATACCAGGGCTATTATTGTTGATGCATTAGTGTATGCAGATTTTGAGAGATTAGGTCTGCACAAATCTTTTATTCATGCAGATATAGATGTTTATGACAAACCAAGTCCTGTGATTTGGTTGTATTAATTAATTATTAACTTAAATAAATAAATATGGAAATGTTAAAAAAAATGTTTAATTCAAGAAAGTTCTGGTATACTGTTGGTGCAATTTTTGTTCCTGCAGTTTCAGTTAAATTAGGACTTTCAGAAGCAGAAGTAGAAAAAGTTTACTACGCAATCTTGGCTCTAATATTAGGTCAGGGAATAGCAGACATTAAGAAGTCATGATAAAGAAATGGATAGGCAACGCACTAATGTCTAGTGGTGTTAAGCCAATAACAGAATTGTTAAAAGCAGTAAAAGACTTGTTTACAGACTCTAAAGGTAAATGGAGCAGTAAAAGAACAGTTAGTGGAGTAATAGTAATTGCTGCTAGTTTACATATAGAAAAAAATGGTCTTGATACCAACGCTTTAATATTAACAGCGTTAGGTGTTTTGCCCTTGTGTTTCTCTGTGTTTGAAAAAAATAATTGTAATACTTCTTGTTGTAAAGAAAAATAATTATCTTTGTGATGACTAAGTCAGGGTTGTGCCTGTCTTTGTTTTCATTGTTTATAGTTTTCAAGAGTGGGGTGTTCACAAACATCTCACTTTTGAATTTTATAGAAGTTATTTTTCATATATTGCAAGGACATAAACAGATAATAATATGAAAAAATATGGTAAAAGACTTAGACTATCCGAAGAAGAGGTAGAGATGGTTTACGAAAACAGAGCCGAAAGCACAACTAATTTAAATGGGAACACAGCATTAGACATTCACTTGTCAGAAAGAGGAATATCTAAAAAAGATATAGTATCTATTAAGCATTGGCAATCTGCAAGTGGTGAGTATAGATTTAGTATTGTAACAAAAGAAGATGTAACTGCTGATGCAAATAATATGCTGGATGAGGTTGCTAATTTTATAGAGAACCATTCTCCTTACTACCCTTCAATAAAAAGAAAAAACCAAAACGCTAATCACTTATTAGTAATAAATCCTGCAGATATACATATAGGTAAATATGCTAATGGGGCTGAAACTGGTAGTGGTTATGATGTTGAAACTGCCTGTATGCGTGTTTTAGAGGGCTTAGAAGGGCTTGTAAGCAAGGCTCAAGGGTTTGCAGTAGAAAGGGTTTTGTTTTGCATAGGCAATGATGTATTGCATATTGACAATGTTTACGGAACTACTACTAAAGGAACGCATCAAGACACAGATGGTAAATGGTGGGAGCATTTTGAGATTGCTTTAGCGTTATATGTTAAATGTGTAGAGATGTTAAGAGAGATTGCTCCTGTAGATGTTATACACTCAATGAGTAATCATGATTATCAAAGTGGGTTTCATTTGGCTCACGCATTAAAAAGTTGGTTTAGAAATGATAAAGAGGTAGATTTTGACATTAGTGTAGCACATAGGAAGTATTATCAGTATGGTAGTAACTTGATAGGATTAGAACATGGAGATGGTGCTAAAATGGATAACTTACCTTTATTAATGGCTCAAGAAAAGCCAGAGATGTGGAGTAATACTAAATATAGATATTGGTATTTACATCATTTACACCACAAGGTAAAACACAAATGGAGAGATGCAAAAGATTTTATAGGAGTTACTGTAGAGTATATGCGTAGCCCATCTGGAACTGACAGTTGGCACTCAAGAAAGGGATATACAGGAGTTCCTAAAGCAGTTGAAGGGTTTTTGCATGAAAAAACAAGTGGTCAAGTGGCTCGTTTAGTACACTATTTCTAAAAAAATTCACACAATTTTACACAATTTTATACCTAGCACATAAACATTTATAAAAAAAATGTTAAAAATGTTTGGCAGTTAATTCCAATTTTATAACTTTGCATCAACTATTAACTTAAACTATAAAACATGGGAAAAATGAAAGAACAGTTTGCACAAATGCAACAAGAAACTATTAACGCAATGCACGACATTGCACAACAACCGAGTATTAATCAATTAAATAATAATAACATGACAAAAAAAACAATGCAAGAAAAACTAAGAAAACAACCTGAGCCAGTTCAAGAAACTAGAAAAGAAGTTTTAACCAGGCTTTATAAAGAGAATGGTTTGGTAAGAGAAGATGTGCATAAAGACCCAAGAGGATTCTCTACAATAACTAGAAGTGGTGTAGATAAAATTGCTGCTAAAAATGGCATAACTATAGGTTATGAGGTTATACTTTTAGATGTTGAGAAGGGACATTGTGTTCTTAAAGCAGCAGCAACTATGAAGGTTGGTAATGAAGTTAAGAACGTAATGAGTTTTGGAGAAGCAAGTGTAGAAAAAAACTTATCTGGAGGTGGTAAAAAATGGTTAGTTTCTATGGCTGAAAAGAGAGCAATGGGTAGGGTGGTTCTTAAATTAGCAGGATTCTACGAGCAAGGAATGTATAGCAAGGATGAGATGGCATTTGAGATGGATGAGTAATTATGATTGGATAGATGAAGTTCTTGATGGTGAGCCTAGTGGTATTACTGATACCCAATGGCTTATCATTGAGAGCAACATAGATAGTACATCATTACCATTATCTATGAAGTCAGATATACTCAGCCGAATTAATGATTTAACAGAACTAGAAGCAGAAGAAATTATAACTATAATAAACGAAAACAAATATGAAAGAGACCCAAAAAAACAATGGCTTAAAATGTTCAGAGAAGGAGTATTTGGACATAGAGATTTTTAATCACTTTTTAAAAGTATATTCTTATATTATTTGGAATAAAAAACATCTGCTTGGAGAAGTTGTAGAAGATGATATGATGAAACTGCTAGATAAAGAACAGTTAATAGATTTTTATTATGCAGGTAAGCATAAATTTAAAGTTAAGAAATCTAAAGTAGAAAAATACCTAAATACAAATGACAAATAAATATTCATTAGAAACAATACGAAAATCAAGAAATGAGTTTGAGGCTTTTTTGAGAATATATGGAATATCTAATTTAAGGCTTTGTAAAATAATTGAAGTTAATTATGCTACAAGCAGAAACTTTATAGAGAATCCTCCTCAAATGAGGTTTATCCATGCAAAGAAGTTAGCAGACTTTATTGGGCTAGAAGTTCAGGACATAGTTGATACAATAGTGTACGACTTAAAATAAAACAAAAACAAATGAAACGAAGAAGATTAAAATTTAGTGACTATTATCACGAGATAATTATAAATGAAATAGCAGACATCTACAATGTAGAGAAAGATAGAATATTTTTAGGAAGCAGGAAAAGAAATATTATATTTGCTAAAAGACTGTATATATTTGTATTAAGAGAAGTTTTTGGACTTACTCTAAAAGATATAGCAGAGGTCACAAACCTGCATCATGCATCTATAATTCATCATTCCAGACAATTTCAGTTTCAATACGAACACAAAAATAATTTTAAAAAAGAAAATAAACACTTTGAAAGAATTGAAAACAGAATTATTGAAGTAGAAATTGATGAAGAGATATTAGGATTAGAGCAACAGATAGATAAAATAAATAAAACCTTAACCAAATTGTATAAAATAAACAAATTAAAAAATGAAAGACAAAAAAGAGAAAGTCTACTTGCCAAGTAGCATTAAAAACATTGAAACAAAGTATGGAAGTATGATGGTAGCAAACTTCAAAATAGATGAACTACAAGCAAACTCTAAGAATGGCTGGGTTTCTATGGTGATTTCAGAAAGAAGAGAACCATCAGAAAAGGGAGCAACTCATTATGCTTATGTAAATGATTATGAGCCACCAAAGGATTCAAAACCTGCTCCTAAAAAAACTGCAGCAAAAGTAGATGATGACCTTCCGTTTTAATGATTAAATGGAAAAATACAACTTACCCTAGCACTTTCATTGGCTTGTCTGATGAACTTGCTAAGGTTAGGAGTATGTTGTCTGCTGAGGTTTATAATGACAAAACAGAAAAATATAGAGGCAATCAAGAACACTCTATACAAAGTCTAGGAATATTTGCAGAATTAGTCGCTAGACATATAATGGATAGTAATAGAGGTGTTAAATATAAGGCTGCACCACTAATAGATAAGAAGCCAGTAGTCGGTGCTGATATAATCTTAGAAGGCATAGGCGAATTAAATTATGTTGATGTAAAAGGCATAAGAAGCAATGGAAATGCTCTTAGAGTTAATTTTAAGGCTCATAACAACACGCAAAAGAAAGTTACGCACTATCTGTTCATACAGCCCTTGAACGCTTTATACGCAAGATTTTGCTGGTTTAAGCATGAAGATGTTAGTGATTGGGATGTTGTAATGTCAACTTATACTGAGTGCTATGAATTAGTAATACCAAAAAACAATTAAACAATGAAACAACCAAACTACTATGCTATAATAAGTGCTGAGGTTAGGTACGACACAAAACTAACTGCAAATGCTAAATTATTATATGCTGAAATAACTGCACTACTTAACATGAATGGTGAGTGCTTTGCTACAAATAAATACTTCTCTAATCTTTATGGCAAGAGTATTGTTACTATATCTAAATGGATTAGCGAATTAGTTGCAAATGGCTATATATCATCTAGTTATAAATACAAAGAGGGTACTAAAGAAATTGATAGGAGGTATTTAAGTATTCTTAAAGGGGGTATTAAAGAAAATGATGGGGAGGGTATTAAAGAAAAGTTTAAGGATAATAATACAAGTATTAATATTAATCTTACAGATAGTAATAATAAGGTGCGTTTTAAAAAACCAACTATTAATGAAATTGCTGATTATTGTATTGAAAGAAAGAATAATATAGATGCAGAAACTTTTTATGATTTTTATGAAAGTAAAGATTGGATGGTAGGTCGCAACAAAATGAAGTGCTGGAAAAGTTGTGTTAGGACATGGGAACGGAGAGAAACAAAAAAACCTACAATGAGTAAGATACACCAACATATACAGAAAAACCTAAACGTAAAAGAAAAACTAAAAAAACAATTTAATGAGATTAATTAAAACAATGTCAAAAGAAGATTTGTTAATGTGTTCAGTAGATTTAGTTAGCAAAACATATATAGGCTTAGGGCAAAACAATGTAGAAGAAGATACTATAAGTTATATGTCTCAAGAATTGGCAGATGATTTGGCTAAAATTTATAAAAACTTTTATTTTGAAGATGCAGAAAATGCTTTTAAATTTGGAATAAGAGATGATTGGAAAACTGATTTTATACATTTTAATATTCCTGTTTATATTAAGTGGTTAAAAAAATATAAAGATTTAATATGGGATGCAAGAGCAAAAGTTGACTCAGGGGAGAATCCGAAATCAGTTCCTCATTACAGACCAGAACCAAAACTACTAAAATGAAGATACTAACAATTATATGGGGAATACTAATTTTACTATGTTTAATAGAAGCCTATTTTTGCACTAAGTTTGAAGATGAATTATAAAATTATATATTTGTAAAATGAAATCTTTGATGACAGGATTGTTTTTTTTAATTATTTCTTACATAATAGTAAGAAAAACATTTTCAAATGACAATAATGAAATAGAAGAAAACCTAAAAAACTTTAACACAAATAAAAAAATGGAAACTAAAACACAACAAAAAACTAAAAGAACATACAAAGGAATTAAATCTGTATTAAATTTTCACATTAAAAAAAATCTAAGAACACTATGGACTTATAAAGATGATAACTTTACTTGCATATATGAGCCATACGAAGGAAACGAAAGGATATATACAGTAAATCAAATGCTTAAATTAATAGATGGATTAATATTAGAAGAAAATAAAAATGACAAAACATAACGAACACTATTGGGAAGAAGGAAGGAATGGATGGACTCCAAATAATACTTGGCAAGATGAGGTTGTAAAGGATAAAAATAAAAAATGGTCAGGAGGTTCTTTAAAATATAAATTTGATTGGCATTTAGATAAAGTTGTTGAAAAAATAGTGAAACTGCTAAAAGAAAAAAATTCAGCGTATGGTAATACTGCTTTAAATCCAGCAAACATATTTAGTAAGTTAGATTCTACAGAAGCAATATGTGCTAGGCTAGATGATAAATTATCAAGGATAAAAAATAAAGGGATTGATGATAAGACAGAAGATACTGTTGATGATATTATTGGTTACTTACTTTTATTAAAAATGTCAATGGAAAAATGAAAAAACCAATCTTTAGAGTGTTTATATCTTACCAGATAAAAAGTAAGAAAACAATAACTAGGAAACTTTCAAAAGGTATTTTAGATACTTTTGTTCTCACCTCAGATATAAATGAAATAAAGAAAGACCAAGAGATAATAGATAGAATTTGTTATATAAACAAAAAGAAACCAGAAATGGTAGAAATAACTATAACTAATATTGATATAGAAAATCAATATGGTGAAACAGTAGACAGATTTGATGAATACTAAACAAAGAAAAAGCAGAGATAAAAAAATAATTGAATACTATTTTAGTAATCCAAAAAACAATGGATTAGGCAATATTGCTCAGGAATTTAAAATAAGCATAGAAACAGTAAGAAATGCTGTAGATAAAGAAATGAAATTAAGATTTGAAAATAGTTTAGCAAGAAGATGTGCTAGGTATTAAAATCAAAATAAAATAATATGCCAAAGATTAGAAAAATAAGATTAGAAGACAGAAAAGATTTGAGAGGTGGTGGCTACTCCAGAAGAAAGTTTACTGTTGAAGAAGCAGATGCTATTAGAAACGAATACAAAACCTCAACTCAGAAGATGACTATATCATCTCTTGCCAGAAAATATAGCGTGTCTCAACCTCTAATGTACCAACTAATAAAAGGAACTACCTATACTGAAGGGGATAGTAGGGGGCATAGGGGGGCTAGGGGGGGTAGGGGGTCATCTACTAATGCAGTAGGAAGCAAACTATAAATGAAAAAAGAAGCCCTAGTTCAATCATCCTTTTGTACATACATGAAGTACACTTACCCTGATGTAAGATACTGTGCTAGTCTAGGTGGCATTAGAACATCTATGAAACAGGCTGTCTTAGCCAAGAAGACTGGCTATGTTAAAGGATTTCCTGATATGCAAGTATTAAAAGTCAACAGCAAATACGCTGGATTATTCTTAGAAATCAAAGCAGACAAAACTTGTTATCCATCTAAAGAACAAAAAGAATGGGTAGCATATCTTAATGAGGCTGGTTACTATGCTAAAGTAGTTAAAGGTCTTGAAGAATGTATGAATGTTCTTGATTGGTACATGAAAATAAAATAATTTTCTAAAAACTTTTTTAAAAAAATCCTACCGAAACTGCCCTGAAACTGCTGTGAAACTGCCCTGAAACTGCTAGAGTTGTGGTGGTAAAAAAGGTCAGACTTGGCGATTTTATTAATCGGTTTTTTTTTTTGGGAAAAAAAAATTTGTGTTTGAAATCTGATGTATTAGAAAAATTTGTGTTTCAAACCTCGATACATTGCACTATTTAGAATGGTTCTAAATAAGCATATTTAATGATTTTTTTTAACAATTTGTTTGGTAATGTGTAAAAGTAATGTATCTTTGCACTATAAATAAAACAAAATTAATTAAAACTTAAACAAAATGGATTTCAACAGACAAACAGCAATTGATGCAATCGCAAGATTAGCAAAAAGACAATCACAAAAAAAAGATGTAGAATTTAAATCATTTTCACAAAAAAGAAGAGAGGAGAGAGAGAGAAAAATGAAAGAAGTGAAATACGAATTAAAAGACAATAAAACAAAATAAATTTAAACTATAAA